AACATTCGGGTAGTCGGTTTTGAAGCGACAACTGCGGATCTGGACGTTGATAATTCAGGAACTCTTCCTGCAATCACTTCTTCTGCTCTGGATTTCACTACTCTGGGCATTGTTCCTGGACAGTGGGTTTTCGTGGGTGGTGATCTCTCAGTTGAGAAATTTGTTAACGCTGCCAATAACGGTTTCAAGCGTGTTCGTACAATCGCCGCGAATCGATTGACATTTGATAAATCAGACTTGACTATGGTACCAGAAACTGGTTCTTCTCTCGATATCCGTCTATTCTTCGGCGACGTACTTCGTAACGAAACTGGTGCTCTTATCAAACGTCGCTCCTACAACGTAGAACGTCTGTTGGGTGCTCCCGACGACAGTTCTAGCAACATTCAAACTGAAGTTCTGGTTGGCGCAGTTCCGAATGAATTCACATTGAATGTACCATCCGCTGATTTGCTTAACGCAGACATCACATGGATGGCTACGGATAACCTTCAACGCGATGCTGCGACCGGACCTAAACAGAGCAGTGTTATCAACCCGTTCGTTTCTAAAGAGTACAACACTTCTAGTGACATCAGCCGTATTCGGTTGTCGACAGTCTCAGATACTGATGCGGCTCCTGCCGCCTTGTTTGCTTTCGTTACAGAAGCTACAGTCTCTATCAATAACAATGTCACCCCAAACAAAGCGGTCGGTACTCTTGGAGCGTTTGATGTGACTGCTGGTACGTTCGCAGTCTCAGGAAGCCTCACGGCTTACTTCTCAAATGTTTCTGCTGTGCTCGCAGTTCGTAACAACTCAGATGTATCACTGGATATTGGTTTTGTTCGTGATAACCAAGGTATGATTTTTGATCTACCGCTCATCTCTCTCGGTGATGGTCGACTCTCAATTGAAATTGATCAGCCTATCACTTTACCTTTGTCAACTGAGGCTGCATCTGGTGAAGACATAGACGCAACCCTCGATCACACGCTGTTGGTCACTTACTTTAACTATCTCCCAACAGCAGCCTAATAAACTCAAGAGGATGTCTTCTCGATGGAGGCATCCTCAATAACCCAAGAAGGAAATATAAAATGGGAATGTACGACACTTTTGAGACTGATCCTGAACTTGAAGCTAAAGGCGTTTGGATTGATTACGGAGATTTCCGTGTTCTTCTTGCCTCTTCTGGGCAAGGTAACAAGAATTATGTCAGGTATGCTGAGAAGAAGCTCAAGCCTGTTCGCCGCGCTCTTGAGTCTGGAGCTCTGAGCAATGATCGTTCTCAAGCACTCATGGCTGACATCTACTCCAAGACGGTTGTTCTTGCTTGGGAAACTATGCAAGGGAAAGAGATGAAATCTGGTATTGAAAGCCCAGACGGTAAAATCCTTCCTTTCAACCCTATTAACGTTGAACAAGCCTTGATCTCTCTTCCACGAATGTTCACAGATATTCAAGAACAAGCTGCTTCCCTTGCCAACTACCGCAAGGCTGAGTTGGAGAATGATACAAAAAACTCGTAGAGTTCCTGTGTTACCAGTTAACACAGGGACCTTCCGAAAAAGCGATTATCGATCAATGTATTAGGGCGGGTTGGGATCTACCAGAAAAGATAGCCAACGCCCCTAGTCTTCTTCCCGGCCTTGAGCTATACTATATAGGGTTTCATGATCTTATCGCCTCTAGACAAATGGGTATGAGCGCTGGACCAATATGGTGGACAACGATTCAAGAGTACTGCGAAAAAAGTGGGTGTGACGAAGAACAGATAGAGGCGATGCACACACATTTGAAAGATATGGACTTAGCTTATCTTAAGCAAATTGGGAAGAAAACGTGAATGGCCACTCTAGCTCAATTCTCTAGAAACATCAGGCGGCGGGGTTCTCAAGTTGAGAACTCCGCTTCTCGCGTTGTTAAAGCTGTCGCGGTACGTTCTTTGAAAAGTCTTGTCCGTAACACTCCTGCTGATAAAGGTGTAGCTAGATCTAACTGGCGCGTCGGTATCGGAGCACCAACTCGAGCTGTGATCGGTGCATACGCTCCAGGAAAAAATCTTGGTATTGGCGAGAACGCAAATGCTTCTGCCGCTATCAACGCCGGACGAGCCCGTATCAACTCTCTACGATCTTCTACTAGAGGTTTAGAGACTTCAATTTATATCAGTAACGCTGCTCCTTATATAGAGAAGCTAAATAATGGTTCTTCTACGCAAGTAGGCAAGTATTTCATTCAGAGAGCTTTGCTTGAAGCGCAGACTGAACTATCTGGATTTAGGGTGTTTGAACGCTAATGGTTACTGAGAATGTAGACATCAGATTTCGAGAAACTGGCGCAAGAGTAATCAAGCGCAGGATCGATCAAATTGGCGTAGCTGCTAATTCTGCTACTCGTGGTATCTTCTTGATGCAACGTGCTCTTTTCGTCATTGGTGGAGCAGGGGTCCTTCGTGGTTTAACACGTCAACTTGATACATTAACTGAATATGAGAACAGACTTAAACTAACTGCGACTAGTGCTTCAAATCTAGACTCAGTGCAACGTCGTTTATTTCAAACAGCAAGAGATAGCAGAACTGGCTTTGAGGCAGTCGCGGAAATTTATACTAGAACTGCTCTCTCTGTACGAGAGCTAGGTGTTTCCCAAGCGGAAACCATTAGGTTCTCAGAAAGTCTAAGTAAAGCGACTATCATTTCAGGTGCTTCTGCTAGAGAAGCTCACGCTGCACTTGTTCAGCTTGGGCAAGGTATGGCTTCCAACACACTGAGAGGAGACGAGCTTAGGTCTGTTCTCGAGCAACTGCCATATGTTGCAGACATCATCTCTCGTAGCCTTGGTGTTACTCGAGGAGAATTAAGAGAACTCGGTGCAGAAGGTAAAATTTCAGCAGAGACTATCTTGAAAGCATTCCGAGAAGCCGAGACAGAAATCGATCAACTTTTTGCGAACACAATGCCGACTATCAGTCAAGCGTTGTCAGTCGCTAACACAAACTGGTTAGAGTTTCTAGATGGTGTTGATGACTCAACTAACGCTTCCGGAAAACTCGCTCAGGCGATCATAGTTTTATCAAATAACATAGGTATCATCGTCGGTACTGTAGGAACACTGGCTCTGGCTCTCGCTGCTGTGTTCGTAGGTAAAGCTATCACAGGTATTAGTAATTACATTCTTAATTTAAGAGGAGCAGCACTTGCATCTCTTCGTTTACTAGAGATAGAGAGGTTAAGAGCAGCGTCTTCAGTTCGCAACAACGCTTTAGTTGTAGCACAGAGCGCCCAAAGACAAGTAGAACTTTCTCAACGTTTAGCTCTCTTAGGTTTATTGAAATCTCATCTTAAATTAACAGCTCTTGATACTCAATACACAGTAGTTAACGGGCAAGCTCGTAACATCGCAACGGGTAAGTTCGTTGCTTTAACAACGGCGAAAGCTAACCTCTCTAGAGTAACACAACAGCTCTCTATTGTAGAAAACATTGAGCTTACGACTGCTGGGAGACTTACTAGCGCAAGGGCTGCACAAACAGGTGCCACCAACGCCTTAGCAGGGGCCAACACCCGCCTAACGGCGGCACAGGCGGCGCAGGGTGCTACTATGGCAAGGTTAACGGCCTTGCTTCCAACTATAGCAGGGGCAATAGGTCGCGTCGTTTCTTCTCTTGGTTCTTTAGCAGCTTTCATTGGTCCACTAGGTTTAATCGGTATCGCTATCGGTGCGGTAATAGGCTTGTTCGCTCTGCTGGCAAACAAAATCAAGGTTACAGCAGATGGTGTGGTAGGTCTTAAAGATTACGTAGTCTCAGCATTTCAACTTATGGGAGAAGTTATCTCTCCGGTGGTAGCTCTTATTGTAGAAGGTTTTGGAGGAGCAATAGATTCTGTTCTTGGTTTTTTTGGTGATCTTTCCACAGTTTTTGTAGAAGCAATGAAATCTGTAATGAAAGCGGCATACGACGTTTTCACATTTATTCCTAGATTGGTAGTCGCCGTCATTGCTGGAATCATCGACGTTTTCCTACAGTTAGCACCAGGAGCAGGATCAGCTTTAGACGCAGTCGTAGATGTATTCGTAACGGGGTTCGAAGCTGTAGGAAATATCGGCGTCGCGGGTATTCAAAAAATCATTGATGCTTTTAATTTATTGGCCAATACTACCGCTGGTGATTTGTTAGGATTGAGCGAGATAGAGTCTCTGGAAAATATTAATCTTGACAGATTGAGAACTAATTTTGGTGATGGTGGTGTTGGAGCAGGTGAAGCTTTCGCCGCAGGTTTCACTAAATCTTGGGAATCTACTTCTTTTGATTCTGCCGCTGAAACAGTTTCTTCTGCTTTACAACCTCTAAATGAGGCAATCCTAGCTAGGGCACGAGAGAACATAGCCGCAGCAGAAGCGGTGGCTTTAATTCGACAAGCAGAAATTGATGCGTTAAGTTCTGATTCTGGTTCTGGTTCTGGTTCTGGTTCTGGTTCTGGTTCTGGTTCTGATAAGAATTTTGCTTCTATTATAGCTAACATGAATAAAGAAATTGATCTTCTTAAATTAACAAATCAAGAGAGAACACTTCTCCAAGGTGTTTTGAAAATAGAAGAAGAACTGAAAAGAAACCTGACTGAACAAGAAAATCTTTTAGCTATAACTACTATGAGAAGTCTTGAAGTTGCGAAGGAGGCTGGTTCCGTATACGAAGAAATCAAAGGTCCACTAGATAGCTATGCAACCAGTCTCGAAGCGTTGTATCTTTTGTTGGATACATCAAGAATATCTCAAGATGCGTTCAATGTTTCTCTGGCTTCGTTGAACCAGACGATCCTAGAAACTGTAACACAATCAGGAGATGGATCGTTCGCAGATGCCTTCCTTTTGGGTATATCAAAAATGACAGAAGGAGTGAGAACATTCGCTGCTTCTAGTGGAGCTATGTTCTCTGATTTCTTTGGTAAGCTCTCTTCTGGGTTTGCTGATAGTGTAGGTAAAGCTATCGTGTTCTCAGATGATCTAGGTAGTGCTTTGAAAAGTGTAGCCGATAATGCTTTAGCTTCATTGATCTCTGGTCTGGTAGAGATGGGGATGCAGTGGTTGTTGAATGCCACTCTTGGACAAACTATCGCTGCCGC